TAGCCCGGGGGGTATTCCAGCGGAACGCTACCGCTACGTACCCTCGCCTTCCCCCCCTCCAGCAGCGTGAAGTTCACCGAATCCATCGAGTGGGCCGAACGCGTTGCCGATTCCGGCGACGTTTCGACCGTTACGGCGGCCAGTCTGGTGGCGTTCGCGAACCGCGCTAGGCGTGGCGGATACCTCCAGTACATCGCCGACCAGTTCGCTGACAGCCTACCGCAGGGGATCGAGTGCTACCCGTACTGGTGGCCCGTGGTGGCAGACACGATCTGCCGGGAAGTCCCCTGCCGGATCGTGAGTTTCAGCGTCCCGCGCGGCCACGGTAAAACCACCCTGGCGGCCCTGCTGGCAGGCTGGGTCATGCGTGACCCCGAGCGGTCCCGGCTGGTCCTGAGCGCCGCTACGGGCCTCCAGCAGGCCCGTATGGCATCGGACGTTCTGGCGACCATCCACCACCCAGCGGACGGCAAGCACAGCAAGTGGAAAGCGGTCCACAACAACCAGCAGCCCGGCATCAATCACGGGCAGGCGAAACTGCGGATCATCGCCACCCACCCTAAACGGGCGGACGGCTGGACGCCGGACCTGGTGCTGGCTGACGAAGCGGCCCGGCTGCCGGGGGACTTCCTGTCCCGGCTGATCACGGCCAGCGCGAAACTGCCCCACGGCATCATGCTGATGACCACCACGGCTGACGGGGACGTCAGCCTGCCCTGGGCGCACTGGCGGCGAACGGCTGAAGAGGCGATGGTCGGCGCTGGGCTGCGCGAAGACTGGGCGGTTCATCACTGGGCGGCGGACCCCGGCTGCGACATTCGCGACCCGGCGCAGTGGCGGAAGGCGAATCCGCAGCTGCTGGTCGGCAGGGGGAATATCACGGAAGAAACGATCAGCAGCCTGGTCGCTACGTTGGGGGATCAGGCTGCCAGCATTGAAAACTTCCGGACCCAGTACCTGAACCTGCCCGGCGGCGGCCTGACGCAGGTAGGGCTAGACGCTGCCGTCCTGGAGCGCCAGCGATGGGACTGGAATCTGGATGATGTCAGGGGGCGGCGCGCCTGGGCATTCGTTGACCTGTCGCTAGGCGTGGCGCATTCGGGCATTGCTGACCTGTCGAGCGTGGCGGTGGTGGTCGATGCGGGGGAATACGGCCTGCTGCGCACCTGGTCATTCTGTGCCGGGAACCTGGACCAGATGCGATCGGAGCGCCCCTGGTTGTATGACTGGGTGCAGCAGGGACTGGTGGAACACAGCGGGACGGATTCGATCGACTTCCAGGGCGTGGAGCAGCGTCTAGCCATCCTGCGCGACTGTCTGCAGCTCGAAACCGTTGGCGTGGACGAAGTGGGCTGGACGCGCCACTGGGTGACGTCGGTGCTGATCGATCGGCTGGGTCTGCCAGTCGAGTCCCGCAGTCAGGCCCAGCGTGAGGCTGCGCCAGCCTGGGCTACTTTCAAGTTCCTACTGAACGGCAGGCACCTTCGGTACCACGATGACCCCGTCCTGATCCACCAGTTGCGGAACGCGGTTCTGTGGACGGACAACAATGGCGGCCAGCGCCCCGTGAAGGGGCGGACTACTCAGAATATTGACGCCGTGGTGGCTGCGGTCAATGCGTCCCGGCTATGGGAATTGCGGGGCAGGTCGCAGCAGTGGCTTGCGCCCAGCGGCATCATCACGATATGATGCCTGTGCAGATACTCAGGGCGCGGGCCAGCTTCAGCGCTGCCCGCGTCTTTTCTTTTGGCGTGCCGCGCTAGAGCGGCATCGCCTTCTGTTCATTCTGAAGGTGTGCCACCAGTGGCACTAATCGCTGTCACGCATTGGCACTAATCGTGCCCGTGATTAGTGCCACCAGTGGCACTATTCGACGGTGGTGCCATATTGTCCGCCATCTAGCGGATATTTGGGGAAAGTGACAGGAAATGTCACGCTGACCCCTTGACAGGAAAAAACAGGACTCAGACTGGGGGAGGCGATGGGACTACTTTCATCGCTGCGCCGCTATTTCATCGGCGGATTCGATGCCTCGATGCTGGTCGATTCGTCGGCCAGTTCGATCGAGGCTATCCCCGGCGTGCAGCGTGCCATCGAGGGCGTCGGCAGCATGCTGGCCAGCGTCAGCATCTGTGCCTATGACAGCGCCGATACCGAAGTCAAGCCTGCTGCCCTGAGCCTGTTTACTGGTCGGGCGACCGAAATGGTCAACGGCTGGGACCTGCGGCGATGGATGATCACGGAAGCGTTCAGCCAGGGCAATGCCTATGTCTATCTGGCCCGTACCTACAGCGGCGAAGTGGCAGAACTGCTGCCGATCGACCGTGGCCGGATTGCCATCGACTGGTCAGCCGACCCATATCGCTACCTGCTGGACGGTAGGCCGATCGGCAGTAGCGACCTGCTTCATATCAAGTCCGGCTACTCGCGCTGGGCGATGCTGGGCGAAAGCCCCCTGGACAAGTGCGCGATGCAGCTCGAACTGGTCGCCAACCTCGATGCCTGGGCGGCATCGATGGCGAAGACAGGGACGTCGCGTCGGCTCAGTTTCAAGTTCCCCACCCCGATCAGCGAAACGGCGAAGCAGTCCATCCTGGCGAGTTGGAAGGCAAAACATGCGCGCAGCGGCGGCGCTGGGGAACCCCTGATCATCGACGGTGGCGGCAGCATCGAGGGCGTCAGTGGTACCGATGACCTGGCAGCCCTGACGGCTGCCCGTACCGCGGCAATGGGCGAAATCGCCCGCGCACTGAACGTCCCACTGTCATTCCTGGCGGCCAGCGAAGCAGGCACCCAGATCACCCTCGATGCCCAGCGCGCGCTGGTGGACCAGACGCTGCGCCCCTGGGCGCGGCGGATCGAGGCGGAACTGCAGCAGAAACTGTTCCCCGGCTACCGCATCGAACACGATCTGCAGGAACTGCTGCGTGGGACGATGAAGGACACCGCGAAGGAACTGACGAAGCTGGTGGAGTCGGGAATCCTGACCCCCAACGATGCGCGCTGGTTCATCGGCATGCCCCCGGTGTCGGACCCGATCGCTGACCAGTTGCGCGTCCGGCTGGACACCACTGCCGGACAGGCGGATGCCGATCGCGAAGACGAAGAGAGCGAGTCACCCGATGCAGACTGAGCGACGGTCCTATGCCATTCGTGCGGACGTGACCGGAAACACGGTCAGTGGTCTGGCTATCCCCTACGGCGCAGACAGCGAACCGCTTCCGTTCATCGAACAGATCCAGCGCGGAGCGTTCTCCGCGGATCTGGGCGCGCGGAACGTCAGTCTGCTGGTGGAACACGACGGTGGCAGAGTGCTGGCCGACACTCGATCCAGCACGCTATCGCTGGAGGAAACCGATGAGGGCGTCCGGTTCGCTGCGCGACTGCCGGATACCCGCGATGGTCAGGACATGCGCGTCCTGCTTCGCGACGGCATCTACCAAAACATGAGTTTCGGCTTTTTGGCCGACAAAGACGAATGGCGCGACGGCAAGCGATTCGTGACCCGCGCGCGCCTGTTCGAAGTGTCCCTTGTTCATAGCCCGGCCTACGCCACGACCGCAGCCAGCGTCCGGAGCTTCGCACAGCAGAACGCCCTGGTGGGGCGTTTTCTACGGCTGCGGTTAGGAGACTTGAAGCGATGGACGTGAAGACCCTGACTGAAAAGCGCGCGCAGCTCGTCGCTGACGCCGAGCGTTACGCCACGGAAGCCAGCCCACAGGCTGTGCAGGCATTTGATGCTGTGGAGGAAGAAATTCGCGCCATCGACGGCCAGTTGTCGAGCCTGTCGGTGCGCAGCCGTCTTGACGCTGTCAAGGCCGCTGGCAACCAGGTGCTGCGCCCTGAAACCCGCGCTGGCACCCGCACCACCGTGCAGGACCTTGCCCGGCAGATTCAGCGCCGCGACGGCAACCCCCTTGACCTCGACATGCGTACCGTGCTGACCATCACCACGGGTGCGACGGCTGGCAATACCACCGTCACCCAGCAGACTGGCGAGTTCGTCAAGTGGCTGGATTGGGACAACCCGGTGCGCATGCTGGCGACCGTCCAGGCGTTCCCCACCAACCTTGACCTTCCCGTGATCGACGCGAAGATGACCGCGGCGTACGTGGCGGAAAACGTCAACTACACCGAGAGCAACTTCACCACGATCAAGAAGTCCTTCACGGCCCACAAGACCGCGGCGTATACCGACATCACCGAGGAGTTGCTGAACGACTCCGTGGTGGACATCGCTGCGGAAATCGTGATTGATCACGCTCGTGCCCACGGCAAGGCCCGCGCTGATAAGCACGTTGTGGGCAACGGAACCGGTCAGGAGGAAGGCATCGCCATCCCGACCAACTGGGAAACCACGAACAACGTGAAGACCGGTGGCATCTCCACTGAACCCGACTTCGAGGACATCATCACGCTGTACTCGAAGATCAAGCCTGGATACCAGCAGAACGGCAGCTGGATCATGAACGCGAACACTTGGGCGAACCTGCTGAAGATTCGTGACGCTGGCGCTACGGGCAAGTTCCTGTACGACGGCATGCAGGGCATGATGGTGCAGGACGGGAGCACTGGCCGCTTGATGGGCCGTCCGGTGTACATCAGCGAGTTCATGCCTGACGCTGGCGGATCGGCTAGCACTGCGATCTTCTTCGGCGACCTCGGCCGCGGATACCGCATCGTGGACCGTACGCAGGTGACGTTCCGCGTCGACCCGTACACCATCGGGCTCGCGGGCAAGGTGCGCTACCTGTCGATGATGCGCTCCGACGCGAAGATCGTTGACAAGTACGCAGGTGGCGTGATCCGCCGCGAAGTCTGATCGACTCCATTCCGCAGGGCTGGGGGGTCAAACCCCCAGCCCTGTTTTAGGTGACACAATGCCAGCAGCCATCAGCCTAGCCAATTTCAAGGCGCATGCGCGGATCTATCACAGCGCTGATGATTCGTACATCACGTCGATTCTGCTGCCTGCTGCTATCGAAGCGTGGGAGCGCGCTACTGGCGTTTCAGCTCAGATCGCTAATCGCACTGCGAAGTTGAGCGAAGAGGGGGACGTGCCTTTTTATCCCTACCCGCAGCCTGTTACGCCACTAAGTCCGTTCTACACCGAGGATGGCAGCGCCACCCTTGAAGTGCCGGAAATTCATTACGAAGGTGAACGGCAGGTTCTGATTATTCCTGAAGGTGCTGCGCGCCCCGTATCTATCGGCTGGTCTACTGGCGAGTCAACGGAATCAGTTTTGCCAGTGCTGGAACTGGCGACACGGCTCTACGCTGACCGCGGTGACAGCACGAGCGCCATCGAGGGCAAGGCGTCACAGATGCTGGTCGCCCTGATGCATGAAAGGCCCGTGGTATGACGCCGCGTGGCATGTTCCGGCACCAGTTTGCCGTGCAGAACTACGCCACCAGCGTCGATTCCTACGGGCAGTCAACGAAGACCTGGACTACGGCAGCGACCGTGCTGGGCCATATCGAGGCTGCCGACCCTTCACAGCTCGAAACCGTTGACGTCGCCCGTGGCGAAATTACCTACCGGATCGCCCTGCCCTGGCTGGATTCGGTGACCACGAAGTCCAGACTGCTGCTGCAGGAAACGGGGAAGTCGGATCGAGTGCTGGAGGTAATGGGAGTCAACGATGTCGGCCTGCGTCGGATCGAGCTAAACATTGAGGCGCGGGAAATCATTCAATGAACCCCGTACACCAGCGAAACCTGGCTGCCTACTTCGATCGGCAGGTCGGCAAGATGGCCGTGGCCACCGAATTCGGACTGCTGGCGAACGCCGATTCCGACCCGCGATTTATCGAGCAGGTCAAGCGTATGGACTATGTCCTGCGGCACCTGCCCCTGAACGTCGGCAGGAACCTGGCGAAGCGGCTAGGACGCAAGGTGATGAAACCAGCGGCAGCGCTGTATAAGCAGTTGTGGCTGGCCGAGCGCCCGAAGCGGCCCACTAACAAGGTTCGTAAGGACATCGCCCGAGCCATCATCCACAGCGCCGACGTGCGCGCTGGTCTGATCGTCGCCACCACTGGCGTCAAGGTGAACCGTGCGTACCGCGCCAGGCTGGCCGGACCCCTGAACAAGTTGTACTGGAAGACGCAGGAGAAAATGGCTGCGAAGTTCCCTCGATCGCGTTTCGAAAGCGAATTCGCTGACGCCATCGAAGAAACGTTCGCCATCGAATGCCGGAAGAAAGGGATCCGGGTAAAGGGATGACCATCGAGCAGGCGCTATTCGCACGTCTGGACGCCCAGGTGGCTGCTGTCGGGAACCGAATCAGCCCCGAATGGCGACGGGAGGGGACCACCCTGCCAGCGCTGGTTTACAGCGTCGATTCGCGGGAACCAGTCCGATCGTTTTCTGGTTCGGAAGCCCTGCATTCGTTTGCCATCACGGTCACCACGATCGCTGACACAATGAGCAGCGCCCGCAGCGTGGCCGATGCCGTGCGCGCAGCGCTGGACACGAACACTGCATACACGTCAAGCGGCACCAGCGTGAAATGCGGCTACTTGACGAATGAGGACGTAGAACGCATCGAGGACGGTTCGGGTGATGATGACGGACCCCGAGCCATCCAACAGGGTTACACCGTCTGGGCTACAGGAGGATGATATGGCAGCAGTAATCAGCAGCGGGACATCAATTACCTTCGCAGGAAACGCAGTGGGTACGCAGTCCTGTCGAATTACATCATCGAAAAATGCACTGGACAGCACCCAGCTGAATTCGCTGGTTACTACGGCCATCGCTGGGCGTCCGACCGTTACGGGCAGCGCGACCATCTTTTCATCTTCAGCCACTGGTTTGACACTCGCGCAGCAGTTCAGCGAGGCAAGCCCGAGCGGATCTACCATCGCGATCGTAATTACTAGTCCAGCGACCGGATTGGTCTACTCAGGAACAGCAGTAATCACTGGGTTCAACCCGTCCTGGGAAAACGACGCCATTATGGTGGCTGAAGTGACCTGGCAGTACACCAGCACCATCACCGTGACCAGGCCGACGTCATGATTTGGCGCCAGCTCACCGAGGGGATCGAAAACTACCCAGTTCCGGTAGAGGTGCGTTCAATCACGGTCGCGGAATACCGCGAACTGGACGCCCTGGGCGAGTACGAAAAGCAGGACTGGATCCTGCGCCATTGTGCGCGCCTGGACGGGCAGCCAGTCACCCCCAGCATGATCGACATGCACCTGGGGGCTGCCATCATCCAGGGGGTAATGCGAAACCCCTGGTCTGGTCATCAGCCGAACGCATCGAGCGGCTGCTGACCATTCTGGTCCTATCGATGGTCAAGGGCGACCCCGGAAAGATTGCGCCCTGGACAGTCAAGCCCGGGGACTGGGAAACTGACCTGCAAAAGGTAATCAATGGCTAAAACTGCAATCGTCCGCGTCGGTGTAGAGGCAGATCCCAGCGGTCTGGGTTCTGTCCGTGGGCAGGTCAATCGCAGCCTGAACACGATGGCTGCTCAGTTTGGCACCATCCGCGGCCTGATGACGTCGGCAATGGCGCTCCCAGCCATCGGCATGCTGACATCCATCGTGGAAGCCCGGTCTGAGGCCCGGGAGATGGCTAAGGATCTGATGATGCCGTTCAGCCAGGCGCTGCAGGGGGCGAAAGCCTATGACGTCGGCAGGCGGATGGATGTCGGGCAGCAGATGACCGCGCTGGGGCTCGATGAATTCCTGGCACGTTCCGAGCAGCGGAAAACGGAAGTGGACATTGCGAAGGGGCTGCAGGCGCAGCCCACGGGCGACGCCGAAAAGGCGTTCGGCAGCATCTGGGAACTGATCAAGCAGACGCCAGCCATCATCGGGAACGCATTTGACGTGGCGTTCCAGGACATCGGGCAGGGCATCTACTCAGACAAAGACCAGGCGAAGCTGGCCCGGCTGGAATTCGATACGGCACTGGCGCTGGGTACGGGGCAGACCGATCAGCTGTATCAATTGAACCAGCAGATGCTGATGGTCCTGAAGAGCATCGAGCAGAAATCGAGGAACCCGTAATGGCCTGGCAAGTGATCGAGCAGGGTAAGGATCAGTCGCTAGTCATCTCGCGAGAGATGGACACCAGCACGTTCACCCGGACGTTTTTCGTTTATAACGATGATTCAGCCTACAACGGCACCACCGAAAGCAGCTGGAACGTCTACCTGTCGGTGCGTTCGGCCACTACTGCGCCCTGGAACAAAATCGAAAAGGTCGGGGAGCGGATCGCGCTGGGGTCTAGTGACGCCCTGAAGGCGCAGTTCATCGTTTCCGATCTGACGGTTACCCCGCACGCGGACAGAGCGAATACCTACATCGTCAGGCAGACCAGCAAGGCGCCGCTGATCGCTGGGCAGGCGTACCGCGGTACGAAAATCACTCAGCAGACCCGCCTGCGGTCGGTGTCGGCGTGGATATCGCCGCTCAGTTTCCCCACGTTCGGTGACGTTGACCCCTGGAACACGACGCCATTCATTAATGGCACTATTTACAACATCAGCGGAAACCCATTCTCGCTGAACATTCCACAGACGATCTACACCGTGGAATTCCCCGTCCATCGGTCGGCTGATGACATCGGGTACACCGCTGGCCTGCCAATGAGTCAGTTCATTAACAACGTCGGCAAGCGAAACGATGGGGACTGGCTAGACGTCGGTGATTCTGGAAAGTTCTTGTTCGCTGGTGCCGAGCAGCGCCAGATCACTGAGCAGGTATCGGCATTCGTGCATACGTTCATCTTTGACCCCTGGTACCACCTGGAACAGGTGATGATCAGGCTGCAGACTGGAGAACCGCAGCTAGATACGTCATTCAACGTCGGTGCATCGCCATCTACCCCGATCGCGCAGCGCGGTACCTCAAAGGTCATCTGGCGTCAGCCATACGTTGGCAAGGTCGCATTCGATGGCACGATGAACGTGCTGCCCCCTGGCATCGAAGCCCTGTTCATTACCCCTAAGCCCAACTGGTAATGTTCTCCGAACCCTTCCTATACGGTTTCAACGGCATCGACTCCACCAGCCTGAACCGGATGGTGGAGGCTGGGCGATTCGTCTACGCCAATTCGGTGCGGTTGAACGAATTGGTGAACGGGCAGGATGATTCGCGCCTGACCGGACTGCTCACGAAGGTGACATCGAGCAGCCCCATCGGTGGGGCATCAAATCGGTGGGTGTATACGGTCCAGTCCGTCCTGCCGCAGGATCAGTTGGCCGGGGCGACATCACCGACGGGC